GGTCTGATTACCTTGATCTGGGTTTACTTGATCTGGGTTAGCTTGATCTGGGTTTCGATGATCTAGTGGAAAGGCTCCCCTGACATCAGTCACCAGCCAATCCCATCGGACGACATGACCACTTTCGTTTCGGATAATTTCTCTGCGTAGGTATTCAGCCTCTTCCAGCTCAGCAGTAATCCGCGTCATCTTGACGTTGCCGACACCGAAGACGGTGCAGAGTTGGTTGTTGGTGATTTGCCAGTCATCGACATGACTGAGAAGATAGACTAGAACCCCTAGAGACTCAGGAGATAAACCATCATCTCTGAACTGGCTGGCACTGATGCCGCCTCTGAGGAGTAAGTTGGGGATTCGGGTGTAATGGTCTTGCTTGAGGTTTGCAGGACGGAAAATCATTAATGAGACGGCTCCATGTAATATTTGTAAGAGCAGCCATATTAATCTCGTGGTTCCCAGATTTCAAATAAATTTACATCGGGTATTGAAAAGAGGGTTTTTATCTGGAAGATAACCTGCTGGAGGAAACATGGACGAAAAAAAACAACAAAGGGCTAAAATATTCAACGATGCGCTTGATCGATGTGGTGTACCCGAGTGGGGACGAGGAGCCAGCATCGTCAAGGCAACAGGATGCAGCTCCGCTTCAGCGCAAGCGTGGATTCGGGGAAGTCTACCAAGCGATGGGGAACGTATCGTTGAGTTGTGTGACCTATACCATATTGATCTCTACTTGTGGATAACGCTTGAGACCCGAGACAACGCTCAGCCTATAGATACAATGCTAGAAGCCATTGTTTATGTGAAAGATTTTGAGGAGAAATCAAACTTTGTGCTCACTCCCGCACAGTTTGCACATATGTGCGCGGCGTATCTTGACGAAAGTAAACGTGCATCTTTCAACGAAATCGTAAATATATTAGCAAAGGATTAAAGATATATGCCCCCCGAGATATCGCAGAGAGTCAGCTGCAAAACTTTAATAAACGAAATACAGAAGTGCCCACAGCTAAAAGTTCTCTTTGGTAAAAAACTGAGCCCGACCTACACTGAATTCTTAAAGGTAAGGTCTACAAAAAACACGGACGAGGATACTAAATAATCTAGAAGTGTTGAAATAAATCTACACGGTGGTAATATGTCTCCTGAACTAACGGAGACATTACATGGATATGCTGACACGCGCCCACATCTGGGCGACCTTATCTGATATAGATGTAGCACCCTTCTGCACCGAGACAGAGGTTCTGGGCGATCAAGTCCTGACCTACCTGCCTTGGATGAAAGCCCACGAAATCATGATGGGCACCTTTCCTGAATACCACTGGGAATTTACCGAAGACCCAGAGGGCAGAGAATGTCATTACTTCAATGACGGCTCTGCCGAAGTCCGTTGTCGCATGACCATTGGCGGACAGACCAACATCACCTACCTGCCTGTGCATCGATCAGGCAAGGCGGTTGACTCCCCTTCAGCCACTGATATCAATACAGCCAAGCAGCGCTGTCGCGTCAAAGCGATGGGCGAGTTTGGTTTGGGCTACACCATGTGGCTTAGCTCTCAAGTAAGAGACATTGAAGAAACTGTTTCTGAAACTGAACAAAGCAAAGAACCAGAAACAAACGCTGCTGAAGAAGAGCTGGCTAAGGTGATAGCGATCTGGGATCACCTTAAGTTTGATGACGCCAAGACCCTGAGTGAAGCCACAAAGCTGTACGACAAGTTTAAACGAGGTCTAACCAATCGCGGCTTAACCGATACAACAGGTAACTGGGAAGCGCTCTGCAAGGACAAAGGGTGGAGGGCTAGCAAATGAGTTTAGCTGTCCAAGGATCACCCGAATGGCACGCGGCACGCGCCGGTAAGATCAAGGCATCTGTCTGCGCTGCACTAGAAGGCAAGCACCCCTACATGAAGCCAGCCGACTTGGTGCGCCAAGAGGTCAGAGCTTTGGCTGGTGCTGAGTCTGAGTTCAAGATGGTTCCGGCTGTTGCCCATGGACAGATGATGGAAGACCATGCCCGCATCTTTCTAGAGGGTCTACAGGGTTACACCGTCGAAGAGACAGGTCTGGTCGTGCATCCAAAGCATGAGTTTATTGCAGCATCTCCCGACGGGCTCGTGGGCTTGGAGGGTTGTGTGGAGATCAAGTGCCCATTCCCTCAGTACACCAAGTCACCGTATTCCATCTTTAGCCCGAAGCGCAGCATGTACCTGATGCAGGTCTATATGCAGATGGAAGTGCTGGATGCTGAGTGGTGCGACTTTATCTGTTACTTGGCTAAGAACGAAACGGCTGAGCCTCAGTACACGCTGGAGAGAGTCCATCGAAAGGAAGACTTCCTCACCGAACTGCTGAGCCGCAAGTACCTTCCGCAACCCAGTAAGGGCACCATCTCTCGCCTTGATCTGTACCAAGTTTGGTACAACTGGATTCAAGAGCAGTACCGCGATGAGGTCACCCGAGCTGACCACGTTAAAAGCATTGAGGTCGATGCGCCAGAAGTCATCAAGACCGATGAGGAACTGAACCGGCTGACTGCGATGCAGAACCGGATTGCAGACATCAAGTCACGCATCAGTGACGACCTACAAACCTTGGATGTACTGGGCAAGACCAGTGAATCCCTGAAAAAAGATATCGCCGAACGCTACAAGGGCTCTGTCAGTAATGGCAAGACTACAGTCAAGGTGATTATGAAGAACCCACCCATTGATTACCGCAAAGCGTTTGAGTTCTTGGGTGGTGAAGACGCGGTGCTTAACAAAGACGAGTCGCTTGATTCTTTCAGAAGAGAAAGCGGCGCAATGCAAGTCCAAATCCAACACGGAGAAGTGTGATGCAAAACAAACCAACAGCATTTGAATCATTAAAAGCCGGTAAGGGTCGTCTGTACCCTATGCCTAAAGAGAAGCGCATCGAAGAGTGGAATCGCCTTAAGCAGTACGACTGGGCGACCAAAGAACATGTGCCCAAGTTTGACGGTTTTATCAAGGTCAGCCGAGAGTTAGTAGCCGATTTGCAGGCAGCTCTGGACATCAATAACGGCAATGACTTCCGATACAACATCAAAGTTTGCGAGCAGATGGGTGACGACGGAAATCTACAGCAGCTGAATGTTGATTACTGGATTCCGAAGCCAAACCCAAATGCCAACAATGCCCCGTCACAAGGTGCTAAGCCACCGGCTGACGATTTCCTAGACGACGACCTACCTTTCTAAGGATTAGTTTATGCCCCTACGAATCACAAGGTCTGCTGGCTCCATTTTTTATGGCGGCGAGAACCTTGATCCAAACGATCTCGAAGGCACTTTTGACCATCGAGTATATGTACGAGGGGTCGTTGACTTGAATGGCAGGCACGAGGCAACTCTGAATGTCCATACAAGGCGTCAAGGTCATCAGGAATATGTTTTAACCGCTGGGGATGCAGGTCTCCAGCTTTCTGACTCTGTCCTCGTCGAAATGACGGGGGTTCAGCAGTACTTTACCAAGCCCCATGTGAAGTGCCCTGAGTGTGGTCACGTTACTGAGGATGGCAGAAAGACTGTCATGTTTCCTCAAGCGAGACTGGCTGTTGGCGCTCCACGTCATTATCAAATAGTGCGCGACGACGCGAGGAAAAAGAAATGAGCGAACAACCCCAACTGATTAGCATCGATAACAAGACTTACCTGTTAGACGATCTGAGTGACAACTGCAAAGAGCTGCTTGGTGCAGCCCAGCAATCCAGTCAAGCCATTGGTTTGATCGGAGCCCTGATATCTGCGGCGCAGAAAGGCGCTGACCTGAACATGAAAGAAGCGATGAAGTTGCTGCCTGAGCCGTATGAGGCAGAGGAACTTGAAGGCGAGCTTGCTGCTAAAGCTCACTAGAATTTCCCCCCTAGAGGGGTAGGTGTTCCCTCCTCACACCTACTGGCAGGCTTGGTCTACCTGCCCCCTCGAAACAGACCTTTTTTTGAGCCCGACGGCATGGTAATGTGCCACTGCTGTTGGTCTCTTCATTTGAAAGTTAATGGAGATACTTATGGATAGTGTCATTACGTATAGAGAAGTGGCTGAAGACTATCTTGCTGCGCCCACAAAGCGCTCTGGCAAGAGAAAGCAACAGTACACCATTGATATCGTGAGAGAGTTAATTGATCGGTGGGGCGACCTGCCTATCAAAGAGTTTGAGAGGAAGTACCAACTGACCAAGTTTTTTGGTGAGCTGGCAAGTAGAAACAACCGCTGGTCGGGAGAGCCTGTTAGCAACGGGTTTATCAATAACTACCGAACCTATGCTCGCGCAATATTGATTCATGCGAGAGACGAGATGGAAGTGATTGATCGGGTTCCTAAGTTTGAGAACCTGCCTGAACAAAAGCGGGAGCTGTACTTAACACCGGTACAGTGTCGGGAGTTGATGCGCTGGTTGGATGAGTTACGCGCTGACATGGTTGAGTTCGCATTGTGTTGCGGACAACGCAACAAGACCATCAGACTGCTCAAGTGGGCGTCGATTTCCGAGGACTTTAAGGTGATGCATCTGGCGGCAAAGGATGCGAAGAATGGGCAGACGACCTCATTCCCGATGAACAGAGATGCTCAGCGAATCCTGAAGCGTCGCTGGGATAGGAAGCTGGAGCTGGAGCGTAGGTATCCGTACCTTGTGAAGGGCAAGCCGAAGGGTATTGAGTATGTGTTTGTTCAGGAGCACCGAAGTGTACGGAGTAATGGCAAGCCTTTCTCTTTCACTTCGTTGACTAACGACACTTGGCGACGTGCTGTGGCTAACGCAGGGCTACCCAAGGGTGTTGTGTTTCATACGCTGAGACACACGTTTGCGAGCTGGCATATTATGTCGGGTACGGGTGAGCGGACATTGATGGACTTGGGTGGTTGGACGAGTCCTAAGTCGATGTTGAGGTACACGCACTTGAACCATGCTCATAAGATGAAAGCGGCGAGCACGTTAGAGGGGATGGTGACGCGGACAGGATTGGAACACAGATAGTTTGTTTCCGGCGGTCTGTATATCCATACATGAATGTAACATTAGGTTAGCATGTAGTCTTTGGCAAATCACGTAAGCCATTGATTTTAAAAGTTTAATAGGAATTATTTTGGTCACCATAGAAATCTTCAACGATTACATATGA